TGACAACTTTGGTTTGGGAGTAACGCCGAGTGCTTGGAATTTATTTAAAGCACTAGAAATTGGTCGTGTTGGTAACAGTTTTGCGGCAAGACCCGATGCAAGCCAATTAAACATTGGTGCAAATTGGTATTACGCATCTGGTGATAAGTATGCGAACACAGGCGCTTCATCAATGTATGAACAAGCCTCTGGTCGCCACGCTTGGTACTACGCAGCCTCCGGCACCGCAGGAAACACCATCAGTTTCACGCAGGCGATGACACTGGATGCGTCGGGTCGCTTGGGAATCGAAAACACAAGTCCCGGCAGCCTGCATCCAAGTGCCTATGCTTTAGTAATCGGTGCAGGTTCTGGAAATAGAGGTTTAACAGTCTATTCCGGCACAACAGGCACAGGTGCGATTTACTTCGCGGATGGCACTTCAGGAGCAGACGCTTATCGTGGTTGGTTGGAATATAACCACAGCACTGACGCACTAACATTTGCAACAAACGGAGTCGAACGCGCACGGATTACGTCGGGTGCGAATTTCTTAGTTGGTCAAACAACGCAAAGCGCAACGGCTGTTGGATTTAGTGTCAATTTTGGTCAAGGGGCAACAATACCGGCAGTAAGTATTGCAGGTGCTTCATCAGTAAATACAGATGTCAATTACACGCTTTACAGCACTACTGCTACGGCATACCGTTTCTATGTCGGATATGGCGGCACCGTCTACGCAACCAACACCACGATCAGCGCCGTCTCGGATCAACGACTCAAGGAAAACATCCAAGACCTCGATGTCGGCCTTGACAAGATCATGGCGCTCAAGCCGCGCAAGTTCGACTGGAAAGCAGGTAAGGGCAAGGACATCAAGGGTGATCGTGGATTTATCGCTCAAGAGTTTGAGCAGGTATTCCCTGATCTGATTGATGAGTGGAAAGATCCCGCGCCGGAAGGCGAGGAACCTTACAAGTCTGTTCGCGCTGACTTGATCCCGATGCTTGTGAAGGCAATCCAAGAGCAGCAAGCCCTCATCAACGACCTCCGCGCCCGTGTAGCGCAACTTGAAGCCAAGTAAGAAAGGAAACTGAAATGAACATCATCATCCACACAATGGAGCGCAAGGCCGACAACGGCGGCGTGGTTGTGGTGCACTGGGGCACCACGAAGACGCAAGGCGAATTCACGGCTAGCCAGTACGGCACCGAGAGCTTTGAGCCAGATGCGGCAGCGCCTGGCTTTAAGCCCTACGAGCAGCTGACCCAGGCCGACGTGACTGGCTGGCTCACCGACCGTTGGGGAACTGATGGCGTGGCAGCCAAAGAGGCCGCCCTGGACGCGCAGCTGGCCGCGTTGGCCAACCCGCCCGTGATCTCTGGCACTCCCTGGGGGCAGGCATGAAATTCGAGCTCGAGGAAAACGAAGCCGCTTTCATCATGCAAGTGATCGGCAACCTGCCGACGCAAAGCAATGCGCACCCGCTGTGGCAGAAGCTGGTGCAGCAGTTCAAAGAGCAGGCCAAGCCGGATGAGCCGGCGCCTGACAAGCAGTAACCTGGTCGAATTAGAAGGGGTCGACGATGAGTGCCGATGTGGACAGCCGCCTCACCACGCACGAGGCTGTGTGTGCCGAGCGATATGCTGGCATTAACGCGAGGCTGAAGCGCCTTGAGACCATACTCATTGGCAGTGCAGGCGCCATTATCCTGCTGCTTTTGGGGCTGGTGCTGAAAATCTAGGTGCTGCTGTGATCGACCCGATCACCGCAATGGCGGCCGTCAGCACGGCGGTCAACCTTATCAAGAAGGCCAGCAAGACTGTCGACGATGTCCGCTCGCTGGGTCCGCTGCTGGGCAAGTATTTCGACGCCAAGCATGAGGCTACCAAGGCCGTCAACCAGGCCAAGAAGAAGGGCGGCAGCAACATGGGCGCGGCCATCCAGGCCGAGATGGAGCTCATGCAGCAGCGGCAGTTCGAAGAAGAGCTGAAGATGCTTTTCTTCCAGAGCGGAAACGCTGACATCTGGCAGAACATCCAGATCCGCGTGGCACAGATGAACCGCGACGATGCGCTGGATGCCAAGCGCGAGAAGGAAGCCGCCGAGCGCCGCCGCAAGGCCATGGCGCAGGCAATCGAGACCGGCATCGGCGTGGTGCTGATCGTCGCCGCCCTGGCTGGCATGGCTTACATGGCGGTGCTGGGGTATCAGCACTGCAAGCAAACCAAGGAATGTGGATTCTGATGTTCAAAGCACCACCAGCCACGGCATCTCGCTCCGAGCGCGAGGCATACGTCAAGCAATGGGCAGCGCTCACCATCTCGATCTTCGCCCTGCTGCTGGCCGTCAACGGGATGTTTGGCGGCAGCAACTCGAGCAAGGTGCTCAACGGCACGATTGCGGCCAACAACTATTGGGCTTGGTTCCAGGCGAAGAACGTCAGGGCCACGATCTACGAGACGGCCGGCCACGAGGAGAAGGCTGCCAAGCAGCGCGCCGACATGGAGGAGATCTCGGCCAAAGCGCGGGATGCTGAGGCCCAACGCGACCTGGCCAAGCAGCGCAGCCCCTGGTTCTCCTATGCGGGCATGGCGCTGCAGTTGGCCATTGTGCTCAGCTCCGCGGCCATCCTGGCTGTGATGATGCCCCTGCTGTGGGCCAGCATCGCCGTCGGCGGTGCGGGTCTGTCTCTGTTCTTCTACGCCATGGTGATCTGATGCTGCCTATCGTCGCCTCAATCGTCTCTGGTCTCATCTCCAACGGCCTGCCCAAGGTGGCCGACGCCGTCATGGAGAAGGGTGTCGATTACGTCCAGCAGAAGCTGGGCGTGGAGCTCAAGCCAGAAGGCGACATGAAGCCCGACGACGTGGCCAAGCTCAAAGAAGCTGCCATGAAGCATGAGGAGTTTATGGCCGAGATCGACCTCAAGAATATGCAGGGCGCTCGGGATATGCAGCTCAAGGCCATGGAGTCTGACGACCCGCTGGTGCGGCGCTTTGTCTACTACTTCATCAGCTTCTGGTCGATCCTGGCTGCGACGTATATCGGCTTCATCACATTCGGCCAGATACCCGAAGACAACATCCGGTTTGCTGACACCATCCTGGGCTTCGTGCTGGGCACGATGGTGGCCTCGATGTTCCAGTTCCTGCTTGGTTCGAGCATTGGCAGCCGCAAGAAGGACGAGAAGAAGTGACGCCTGGCATTGACCAGCTGACGGCGGCCGGCCTCAAGCGAGAGGTGGCCGAGCGCTGGCTGCCTCATGTGCAGGCGGCCATGGCCAGGTTTGGCATTGCCTCGGTGCGCCAGGTCGCTGGCTGGCTGGCGCAGACCGCGCACGAGTCTGGCAACTACACATTGCTGTCCGAGAATCTGAACTATTCGGCCGACGGCATGGCGGCCATCTGGCCCAACCGGTTTGCGGTGCTGGGCGAGGACAAAAAACCGGTCAAGACCAAGGAGGGGAAGAACAGCCCCAACAAGTTCGCGCTGGCGCTGCACCGCAAGCCCGAGATGATCGCCAACGTGGTCTATGCCTCGCGCATGGGCAACGGCCCTATTGAGTCTGGCGAGGGCTGGAAGTATCGCGGGCGCGGCCTCAAGCAGCTGACCGGCAAGGACAACTACACGCGCTGCGGCCAGGCGCTTGGGCTGGATCTGGTGGCCCAGCCTGACCTGCTGCTGGAGCCCGAGGGCGCCGCACTGTCGGCCGCCTGGTTTTGGTCGGTCAACAAGTGCGGGCCCCTGGCTGATGCCGACGACTTCGTGGCGCTGACCAAGAAGATCAACGGGGGCACGATCGGCCTGGCAGACCGTGAGCGCCGGTATCGGGCGGTGCTCGCCGGCCTGGTCTACTGAGCAGCGCCCAGGGCGGCTAAGCGCTGGGACTGCGCTGCCGTGTGCCGCAGCCGCTTGGTGCTGTCAATGCTGCGCATGATTGACTCATTGGCCTCGCGGAACTCCCGCAGCTTGGTCATGCGCTCGCGGGGCTCATGCTTGCGTGAACGGGCGATTTTGTCGGCCATCTGTTCGTAGGCATCCTGCCAGGCGTCGAGGGTCTGGAGCACGGCCAGCGGCTTGTCCTGGCCGGGCGCCAGCAGCTGGAACCCTGACGGCGCGGGAGGGTCGAAGGCCTGGCCGTCAATGTCCACGGGCTCCGGGTCGCTGACCTGGGGGTCTGGGTAGTTCTCCTGGGTTGAGAACTCCATCTCCACGACCGGCAGCTCGACGCCCATGATCTCGGCCTCGGTCACCGACGGGGCCTCGAGCTCCAGGGGCGGCGGCTCTGGCGGCGCAATGGCATCCAGCGGATTGGCCGCCTTGCGCGGGGTGATGTCCTTGATGGGGCGCTCGCGCTCCTCGGGGTAGTCCTGCGCCTCCTCGGCCGTGATGAGGCCCTTGAGCACGTCGGGGAAGGCGTCGCGCAGGGCGAAGCCGCGGGCGCGCATCTGCAGCATGCGCTTGGGGTAGGCCTGCCAGGGCCCTTGCTTGCCCCACAGACCGGCACGCCTGGCATCCTCGACAGAGAACGTGCAAACGACCGGCTGGCGGCCGCGGCGCTTGGCCACGCAGACGGCCATGAACTTGCCGGTGCCCTCCTCGCCCTCGAAGCGCTCCTCGATATCCTCGCAGACGGGCGAGGCCTGCACCAAGGCCAGCGCCGCGTCACCGTACACGCTGGGCTTGCCGTTAATCACGGCGATGTTTTGCAGCGCTTGCATGGGCGCCAGGCCGATTTCATAGCCCCACTGGACGCAGACGAGAATGTCCTGCGGCTTGCCCTGGTAGGCCTTTGGGACCATGTTGCTGCCAGCCAGCATCTCGCTGAAGTGGATGGCCTCGGTGATTGTGGCGGGCGCAAAGCCGCGTTGGTTAGTGGTGGTCAGTTGCATGAGAATCCTCTGTCAGTTGTGATGCGAGGGTGGCGAGCACCATCTCGGCGATTGCTTCGACGCAGGCCTCGGCCTGCTTTTCTGATGCGGTTGGCACGGCATTGAGAAAGGCCAAGACGGCCTTTTCGTATGCCTGCTCGAGGGCGGCTACGTTCACGGCTTGGCCTCCTTAATCGTCAGCGTCGACTGTCGAATGCTGTAGGCTTCCTTGGCTGGCACCGTCTTGGCGGGCTGTGCCTGATAGTGGCGCATCGGCCAGGCCACCATCCACTTGCCAGCCCTGCCGCGCTCGGCGGTTCCCATGGCCTCCTTGATCTGCTTCTCGCATTCGCCGATCGACTTCTCCGCGGCCTTAATGGTGGCCTTGCTGGCCTGGATGCTAGCCACCAGTGCCTCAAGGCCGGCAGACAGATCGACGGTGCGGTCCTGGGCTGTCGGGTAGATCCGATTGAGCTCATCGGTGGACTGCGGCGCATACCATTCGATCTCGCCGTCCCGCGTGTACTTGTCCAGCTTGTGCTGGAACTCGGTCACGGCCTTGATGATGGCCTTCTGGGTTTCCATGTGCGGCGCGAACAGGAACACCCGCAGCGCAATCCCTTCGTAGAGCACGCAGACGGCGCCCCACTTGTGGCCGGTCACCAGCAGCTGGCCCTGCAGTTGCACGGGCCCACGCGCCAGGTGCGGGGTCTCCTCCGGGGCGACCTTTGTCAGCTTGGCCTCAAGCACGCCCGGCCCGTCGAGAAATATTTTTTCCTGGCCAACTACAACGATGCCCTTGTCTGGGTCGCTGACAATTTCCTGGCCGCTGCCGTAGCCAACACCGTCGAGCGAGCACTGCAGCGGGATGGCGTCGTGCCGATAGGGTTTGTCAATCACGGTCTCGACACGGTCCAGGCCCAGGCGTTTGGCTGCCTCGGTCAGGATCACGGGCTCGAGGGTGTTGCCCCAGGCCATCGCTTCGTTGCCGATATCGGGGCGCTCTTTGCCGTCGATCGCGTTGATGCTGAACTGCAGCTCATCATTTGGCGTGCTGTACTTGCTGAACCCCATAAGCCCTGGCAGGCGGCTGGCGCTCATCTCTCTGTCGTCGGTCAGTTTCCCGGCCATTGGTCAATCCTTTCTGAGTGTGTAGACGCGCACGACGCGAGCGTGCGCAGCGGGGTGGGTGGCCTCGGTGAACCCGATGGCCGTGAACAGCCTGGTGCGGAAGACCGCGCCCAGCACTGATGGGTGCACGCCGGGCGGCACTTCAATGGCCTCCCGCACGTCGTTGATGCAGACCTGGCCGCGGTCCCTGGCCACAGTTGCGGCATACGCCCGGCAGCGCGCCAAGAATAAGTGATCGCGCTCCTCGAACATGGCCAGCTGCTGCTGCTTGATCTCGCGCCCCTTAGACATGGGTGGCCTCATCGATGAGAGGCTGCAGCTTGTTGAGCTGTTCGCGCATCTCTTGCTGGCGCCTGCGGTCTGGCGGGACCCAGCCGTGGCGCAGCCAGGTTTGCTGCACGTCGGTGGCCGCGGCAATCACGTATGGCCTGCCGTTGATGAGCAGGTGGTCGGGGATGATGGGTGTATTGGTTTGCATAGCTCACCCCAGCAGCATGACCAGCGGCAGGGCTGCCACCAGGAGCAGGATGGCCGCAGCTGCGCAGAGCTTGTCGGCCAGGGATTCGGTCTCGGGAATGAAGGGCTGATTCACTTGGTCATCTCCTGTTTGGTTGCTTCGTTTTCGATCAGATCTGCGCGCCGTTTGGCAGTCTCGGCGCTGCGCTTGGATGCCTGGCGGTGAGCCCAGGCGATAAACCCGGCCTGGCCGATGATGGCCAGCGCCACCAATATGCCCAGGGCCAGGCTCATATTGCGAGCCTCTGCAGCAGGTTGGAAACTTGTGCCGGACCCCAGGCCATGCCGCCGCGGGGAGTGGCCACGCCGCGGGCCTCGAGGGCCTGGCCGATCTCGCGCAGGGTGCTGGCGCCGGCCTTGGCCTGGATCTCACGCACGATTGGGCCAACCCGCTCGGCATACGCTGATGCCTTGGCCTTGAGCACGGCCACGCCTGCGGCGCTGCCGATCTCGGGCTTGGGACAGCCGAGAGTGCGACCCTGGGCTTTGACCTGGGCCAGGGCTGCCTTGGTGCGCTCGCTGATTTTGCGGGCTTCCCATTCGGCAAACACGGCCATCATCTGCAGGAATGTGCGGTCGGCCTCGGGCGCGTCGGCGCAGACAAACGGCACGTTGGACTCGAGCAGGCCGCTGATGAAGTGCACATTGCGCGCCAGGCGGTCGAGCTTGGCAATCACCAGGGTGGCCTTGGCGCGCTTGGCTGCGGCCAGGGCGGCAGCCAGCTGGGCTCGGTTGTTGTTGCGGCCGGATTCGACCTCGGTGAACTCGGCGAGCAGCTCGGCCTGGCCGACATAGCGGGCGACAGCCTCGCGTTGGGCCTCCAGGCCAAGGCCTGACTGGCCCTGGCGGTCGGTCGAAACCCGGAAGTAAGCGACAAACTTGGTGGCCATGGCTCAGACTCCTGCGGTCGCGGCGCGACGCTGCAAAAAGGCAAAGAGCTTGCTGCTGGCGCAACGCTCGCAGCGCACGGCCTGGTCTTCGGCCACAAACTCGGCAAAGGCGAAGGTGATGTGCTCGCCTCGCAGCTGGCCGCCGCTGCGGCCCTTCTGACAGGTCGGGCCGCCGGTGACTGTGTGCTTGAGGTGGGTTTTGCGGATCATCGTCAATCTCCTGTGGGCCTCATCTGCCCGGTTGCGATACCGATAATGTCGATGCGTTTGTATATCGCTGTCAACTACCCAAACGGGGGCAAAACACTAGGGGAAACCCTTGGGTGTTGCTTTTTCTACTGTTCGCGCATTGCGCGGCGCAATACACTCGCGGCATGAACAAGACCCGACCCTTCCTGATTCGCCTGCGGGCTGAGACGCGGGAGCTGCTGGACAAGGCGGCCGAAGACCAGCGGCGCAGCCGGGCCAGCATCATTGACGAGCTGGTGCGGGACGCCCTGCAGGCCCGCTACGGCACGCTTGAGCCCCGTCTGCAGCGGTTCCTGATGGGGGTGAAGCAGTGAACTATGCCGAGGCTGTGCGGCTGCTGCAGCTGGTGCGAGACGGCGCCGACGTCCCTGGACCCGTGATCGAGGAGGCCCTGTTCCTGACAGGAGACGGGCCCTGCCCTGGCGGCATCCCCGACCCGGACATTGAAGAGTTCGTCGCGGCCCTGCGCCAGGAAGGCCTACTCTGATGGCGTTTGCGGTGCACTTCAGCCTCGAGGCGGTGCCCGTGGGCAAGGGCCGGCCGCGGTTCAGCAAGCGGGGCGGCTTTGTGCGCACGTACACAGACGCCAAGACGCTGGCCTATGAGGCCCAGGTACGCCAGGCCTGTCAGGATGCCATGGGTGACAGCCCGCCGATGGCCGGACCGGTTAGCCTGCGCATTGAGGCCTGGCTGCCAGTGCCGGCCAGCTGGAGCAAGAAGCGCCGCCAGGAGGCGCTTGAGGGTCTGTTGGTGCCGGGCAAGCCGGACCTGGACAACATCGCCAAAGCGGTGATGGACGCTGTCAACGGGGTGCTGTACGACGACGACAAGCAAGTTTGCGCGCTGCGCGTGCAAAAGTGGTACGGCCAGACTGGCCGCATTGAAATCTACGCTCACGAGGTACTGCCATGAATGCTCATTACCTGCGAATAATGATTGACGACGACGGGGTCGAATGCGAGCGCAAAGACGTGACGCCGGAGATCCGGCAGCTGCAGGGCCAGGTGCTCATGCTCAAGGAACTGCTGGCCTACGTGCGCCAGATTGCGTACGAGCTCGACCGCAAGCTGTTGGAGGGCCGGCAATGAGCTGCAGCGGTGTATGCCGGCAGGGTCGGCAGCCGTGCCCAACGCCTGGCGCGTGCCAGGCCACCTCCCCAAGCGAGGTGCTGCTGTTTGTCGTCGTGTTTTGCCTGCTGTGTTTGTCGCTGCTGGGCTTTCTCATGTGGCTGCCATGACGTGGAAGCTGCCCGAGTACACGTGGGGACACGAACGAGAGCTGTGCAAGCAATGCGCGCATTACCGCGAGCGGGTCACGGGCACCAAGTACAGCGGCCAGGTAGTGGTGATGCGCTGCGCGTTGAGCAGAAAGAGCGGCCGCGGCGTGGATCACGGCACGTGCATCGAGATGCGCTACAGCGGCAAGTGTGGCCGCCTGGGGGCTTTGTTTGCGCCCAAACCAGCTTAGGTGCCATGGATGCGGCCAGCTGCACCCACAAGCCCGGCTCATCACGCTGCCAGACGGCCGCGAGGTGGGCAGTTACAGCGAGGAGTACCGGCGCTACACCGAGGCAGCCTGGGTACTCAAGAACCTGCCAGACAAGCACAGAGACCCGTCACGCATGACCAAGTTTAGATACCTGCAGGCCATTGAGCGCCGAAGGGGCCGCCAGGCCCGCGACGAGCTGCGCGAAGAGATGCTGCGGATTCACTACCACGCAAAGCGCACCAGTAAGCCATGAGCGCCATGCCAGACAACATTGTCCCGTTTGAGCTGCCCAAGAAGCCGCGCATCAAGCAGCAGGACGCACCGCCCGATATGCGCAGGATGGCCGTGGTGCCCATTCGCGCCATCGCGGACAAGCAGGTATCCGATGCGAGTTTCCGAGCGCTGGCGCTGATTGCCAGTTATTCAAACCGCGCAGGAATAACCTGGGTCAGCCAGAAAACCCTTGCAGCAGCCATTGGAATGTCGCAGCAAGCCGTCAGCAAGCACCTGGTGAAACTCCAGGCGCTGGGTTATGTGCAGGTGATGAAGAAGCATTTCAGAGGCGAGCGCAGCACAACCTGGCGGGTGATATTTGACCCAACAGTTGACGCAGAGACCGCAATATCACTGACCAGTGCAATCGAAGACACGAGGCCACCGTACATGAAACAAGAACAGGAAGAGCAAGCAAACCAAGCAAACCAGCAACGCATCGCCCAGCTGCTGGCCAACGCACTCAAGGGCAACAACCAGGAGAAGCACAAAGCCATGAACAGAACCAACCCACAAGGCGACACGATCACCACACGCAAGATGAAGCAAGAGATCGCAGAACACCAGGCCAAACGCAAGCGAAAGCAAGCCGGCCAGGCTGTGGATAACCAGCAGCCATTCACAACCTCAGAGGTTGTTGTGCATTCACAACCTGGAGAGCTTCCCACGACAACCTCAGAAGTTGTACCGAACGAGAAGAACACAGTAGTTATAAGAAAGGTATTAGAGTATTTGAAAGAAAGGTTTAAAGAAGAAATTAAAACTGAAGAAATACAAAACGCTTTCGAACATTTGTGCGCGGCTTACGCGGCTGAAGGCCTCGAGCTGCCAGCAGATCCCGAGCGCCTGGCCGCCGAGCTCCGAGCCCTGACAGCTGCCAGCCGGGGGTTGCTGTGATCTGCCGATGCCCCAAGAAGACCCCCAGAAGGCCGCAGGAGGCGCGAACGCAGGCCGGGTGGTACATGGGTAGCCTGACGGCTTCCCGAAGGCTTGTAGGCCGTTCTATGCGGCCTGTTCAAAATCCAAACGTTCGTCTGGTGTTTGGACGGTGTAGCAGCCAGGGGGACGGCAGCCGTGTCCTGGCAGGCCATAACGCGCACGACGACGCCCGCCCGCAGCCGATCACGCGACACCCGCCCGACGACGGGCGCAGAACGCGACCCTTTCCCCCTCCCCCCTACCGGTAGCGCTGCGGGGGCCATCCTCAATTTTTTCTCAACATTTCATTGAAAAGGAAGATCTTATGGCATACCAACAAAAGCCTGGCAGCGGGAATTTATTTCGCAACAAGGACAAGAGGCCGGACAAGCAAGATCCTGATTTGAGGGGCAAGATTATGTTGCCTGATGGGACGCTGCATTATTTTGATGGGTGGGCTAATACCACGGCGGCTGGAGAGAAGTTCATCAGCTGCAAGATTGGAAACCCGGTGCAGGGTCAGGTATCTGCGCATTCCCAAGCGAAGGGAAATGGGTTCCAGCCGCAGCCTGTTGAAGACGATATCCCATGGTGAGCAGGGGCAAGCCCAAGATGTCGGAGCAGATTCCCAGCCTCAAGAACTGGGGCGGGATCCGCTCGGTGCAAAGGAGGCTGGAGAGGTCTTCGACGATTGTGGCCAACCGGGAGGCTGTGGCTTACACGCTGCTGTGCATGGCCAACACGAAGATCACCGACATCATGGATTGGGATGAGCGGGGGAATGTCACGGTCAAGAGGGCCTCGGACATTCCTGAGCACGCGCTGCAGGCTATCAAGAGCATCAAGGTGCGCACTGACAAGGATGGCAATTCGCATCTTGAGGTTGAGCTGTATGACAAGGTTGGGGTGCTGAGGCTGCTGGCCAAGGCCAGTGGGCTGCTGGACAATCCAGACGAGGGTGACAAGCCCAGTGTGATTGACGTGAACGTGGTGGCGCCGCCATCGGAGGGTCAGACATGAGACTATGGGATCGGATTCTGTGCGGGCTGCGCCTGCATCTTAGGAGCTCCCGGCCTCGAGGCGCGAGGCTGCAGATTTATTGCAAGCGGTGCGGGAGGTTCCTGTAATGGCGAGAACCAAAGAGCAATCCGAGAAAGCTGTGGCGGCCACGGGGCTCAACCTGGATTTCTCTCGGTCTCCCGTGATCTACGACTTCATCCGCTCCAATGCCTTCGTGCAGGGGCTGATGGGGCCGGTGGGCTCTGGCAAGAGCTACGGGTGCGCCTCCAAAATCTTCATCAAGGCGGTGCAGCAGAAACCATCTCCCATTGACAACATCCGGTATTCGCGCTGGGCAGTTGTGCGCAACAGCTACCCGATGCTCAAGACCACCACCATCAAGACCTGGCTGGATCTCTTCCCTGAGTCCACGTTTGGCCCGATGCTGTGGACGCCGCCGATCACGCATCACATTCGGCTGCCTGCGCGTGACGGGGCGGCTGGCCTGGACTGCGAGGTCATCTTCCTGGCTCTGGACCAGCCCAAGGACGTGAGGAAGCTGCTTTCGCTTGAGCTCACCGGCGCCTGGGTCAACGAGGCCCGAGAACTGCCCAAGGCCGTGATCGACGGCCTGACGCACCGGGTTGGCCGCTACCCGACCAAGCGCGACGGGGGCGCGACCTGGCACGGGATCTGGATGGACACCAACCCAATGGACGACGACCATTGGTGGCACAACATGGCCGAAAAAGAACGCATGACCGGGCCCTATGCGTGGAAGTTCTGGAAGCAGCCAGGCGGCGTGCTTGAGGTTGACCCTGGCAACCTGCCCGACAACCCCGAGGCCAACGACCATATCTTCTCTGCCGGTAAGTGGTGGAAGGTCAACCCCCAGGCTGAGAACATCAACAACTTGCCCGCGGGGTACTACCCCCAGATGTTGCTGGGCAAGAACGTGGACTGGATCCGCTGCTATGCCGGTGGGCTCTATACCTATGTCCAGGAGGGCCGGCCGGTCTGGCCAGAGTACGACGACAGCCTGATGTCTGGAGACACAGAGGTGGACCCCAGTGTGCCCATCCAGGTCGGCCTGGACTTTGGCCTGACGCCTGCAGCCACCATTGGCCAGCGCTTGCCCAACGGCCGCTGGCTTATCCACAAGGAGCTGGTGACGTTCGACATGGGCCTCGAGCGCTTTGGCATGGAACTGCTGGCGCTGCTCAATACCCACTTTCCCAATCACCAGGTGCTGCTGTGGGGGGACCCGGCCGGCATGGCGCGTGATGCCATCTATGAGGTGACCAGCTTCGACTTCCTGCGCACGCTAGGACTCAAGGCCCAGCCGACCGCCAGCAACGACTTCAAAGTGCGGCGTGAGGCAGCGGCCGCTCCCATGCAGCGCCTGGTGCAGGGCAAGCCCGGCCTGATTGTGAGCAGAGAATGCAAGCTCCTCCGCAAGGCGCTGGGCGGCGGCTATCACTTCAAGCGAGTATCGGTCGGAGCAGGCCAAGAGCGCTTCCGGGATGCCCCGAATAAGAACGAGCATTCGCACATCGGCGACTCATTCGGCTACCTGTTGCTGGGCGGCGGCGAGTACAACCGCATGACGCGCACGCACCAGCTTGGCGGCCGGGCCCCAATGCAGACCACGGCCTCGACCGACTTCGACATCTTTGCCTGATGGACGTCATCGCCCAGATCAACGAAGCCCTGGCTGGCATCGACTGCCGCCTTGAGCCCATTGCCGACTCTCACATTGAGCAGCTGCAGGAATGGATCAAAACGCCTTGGCCTGTTGATCCGATCGAGACCGTCCGATTCAATATCGGACGAGGCCCCAACGGCGCCCTGTATTTCGGCGACCAGCTGCTGGGGATTATCGGTATCGCAGTGCTCTGGCCAGGGTGCGGTGAGGTCTGGACAATCCTCGATGACAGTCTCAAACATCAACGCAAGCGCCAGCTGGTGATATCGGTCCGCACGGCATTAGATATCGCGCAGCAATCGCTTTGTTTGACCCGGGTACAGCTGGCCATAGAATCGTCGGCAGAGTATGCGGGGAGCTGGCCGCTGGCGCTGGGTTTCAAGCTCGAGGGCGAGATGCAGCGTTTTGGCGCGGACGGCTCCGATTACCTCTTGTTTGGAAGGATAAGACCATGCCAGCACCAATCGTCGCGGCTTTGATTGGAGCGGCCGCAACAGGGTATGCGGTCAACCGCTCGCAGGCTGCGGCCAGCAAAGCCCGCGAGGAGGCCGCTGCCAATGCGGCCAAAGCCCTGGCCGAAGCGCAAAAAGCCCGAGAGTCTGCTGCAGAGCAAGCCCGCTTGGCGCGGGAGTCGGCATCAGCTGAGGCGCAGAAAAGCCGAGAGACCGCTGCGGCTGAGGCGCAAAGGGCGCGGGATGCCGCGGCGGCGGCAGCGGCCGAGCAGCGCGATATTTCGCTCAGGGCCATCGAAGCCCAGCGGGCTGCATCTCTGACGGGGCTGACGCAGCAGCGCGAACTGAGTGCGGCTGAGCTTGCGCAACAGCGAGAGCTGACCGCGGCGCAACTGGCGCAGCAACGTGAGCTCACGCTCAAGCAGCTTGAGGGCACCCGTTACGCATCCGAGCAACAGCTGGCACTGCAGCGCGCCGGGATGGACGAGCAGGCCAATCAGCGCCGCGAACTGGCCATGCAGCAGCTCGAGCAGTTCCGGCTATCTTCTGAGCAGCAGAAGGAGCTCATGGCCAACCTGACCCGCGAACAGCAGATGAACGCGGAGCGGGCTAAGGCGCAACTCTTCCTGCAGCAACAGCAGTACGCAGAGCAGAAGCTGGCCATGGAGCAGCAGGCGGCTGACCAGCGCAAGGCGCTGGAAGAAGAGCGCCGCAAGATTGCCCAGCGCGAATCCTCGCAGTTAACAGCGCGGCGCCGATCTGGCCGCCGGGCTTTGCTGTCCCAGGCCCGGCTGACGCCCGAGACCGGGCTGGCAGCGACGGCTGAGGAGTACACCAACAAGGCCGTGGTGGCGGGGCGCTAAATGGCCATCTTGCCAGCAAAACCGACAGCGCCAAAGGAGGCTGCAGAGGCGGCCGCCGTTGTCAAAACGCTCAAGTCGGGGAAAACAGAGGCCGAATACGACGCCCTGCTCAAGACCATTGGGTCGAAGACTCCAGCGGAAAAAGCAGCGCTCTACAAGAGTATGCGAGACGACGGCTTCACAGATGCCGCCATTCGCAAGAAGGTCGAAGCTGACGGCATAAAACAGCTCGACGCCGACTGGAATAAGCTGCAGGAGCTTGCCGGGTTCACGCCTGCGGCAGCTGCTGCCGCAACAGATGACACCACAAACCAGGTGGTGACTGACACGTCAATCACGAACCTGACGCGGATACAGCCCGAGCCCAATACTGATCCGGGCGAAGGCACTTTCTATGGCTACAAAGACATCCCGCCGGAGGGCGACCTAACCGCGGATCTGGACGCTGCGCTGGCTGCTGCGCAAGCCAGGTTGGATGCTGAGGCCTTGGCTGAGCAGGAGCGGCTAGACCGCGAGGCTGCAGCTGCGGAGGCTGAGCGCAAGCGGCTGTATGACGAAGAGCAGGCCAGGCTCAACGAGGAGGCGGCGGCAGCTGCAGCGCGCCGCCAGGCTGACATTGACGCCGAGGTGGCTGCTAGTCGCGCTGCGTTTGAGGGCGAACTGGCAGCCGGTCGAAAAGCGCTTGAGACCGATATCACCACCGCCCGCAGCGAGATTGAGGCCCTACGTGCCCGCGAGACGGCGGCACTGGAAAAGCTGCGTGCAGATGAGCAGGCCCGTCTGGATGCCATGGCAAAGGCCAGAGCCGAGGAGCTGCTGCAGATTCAAGTGCAGCAACAGGCTGAGCAGGCGTCGCTGGCGCAGCAGGTCGAGGCCCAACGCCAGGAGCAGGCGCGAATCAAAGCGGGCCTGGAGTCTGAGCAGGCTGCCGCAGCTGCCGCGTCGGAGCGCTCCAGCCGTGAGATTGAGGCCCAGCGCTTGGCCAATGAGGCTGCGTTGCGCGGGCGCCGGGAGGAAATCCAGCGCACGTCGGCAATGCGAGAGTTGGCCGCGCAAAGGGCTGGTCGCACGGCTGGGGCTCGGCCGTTGCTGGCCGGGGCTGACATGGGAGTCGCGCAGCCGGGCCGATCGCTCGGTGTTGGCGGCGCATTGGGTTCAATCGGAAGTCTGGGTGCAATGGGCACGCTGGGCGTCGCTGGGGGTCTGAGATGAAAGACAAGGTCGAAAAGGTCATGCACGAGTACAAGACCGGCAAGCTCAAGAGCTCAAGCGGGGACAAGGTCACCAGTCGCAAGCAGGCCATCGCCATTGCGCTGTCTGAGCAACGCGCCGCCCGCAAGAAGGGCGGGCTTATGAAGGAGGCCACGGTATGAAAGAAGTCTGGGACAAGCCCCGGCCCAAGAAACTTGGAGAGCCCAAGGAACTGACGTCGGCGCAGAAAGCCCAGGCTATGCGCCGGGCTCAAAAGGCTGGGCGCCCGTACCCCAATCTCATCGACAACATGAACGCGGCCAAGGGCAACAAGTGAGCAAGTACGAGGACCCCGAGGGCGGGCTGACCGAGGCGGGCCGGCGCAAGTTCGAGCGCTCTGGTGAGAGCAAGAACCTGCAGCCTGGCGTCAAGGAGGGCAGCCCAACGGGTGAGCGTGCGCGCCGCAAGGGCTCATTCTTGACCCGGTTCTACACGAACCCAAGCGGGCCGCTGGTCAATGACAAGGGTGAGCCCACGCGCCTGGCCAAAGCGGCCAATGCGTGGGGTGAGCCGGTCCCGCGCACGGCTGGCGCCGCCGCCCGCCTGGCGGCAAAGGGTCGCAATTTGCTCGAGAAATACAAGCTGGAGAATGACAAATGAAGATCGAGATCAGCATCGAAAAGGGCGAGGACAAAGAAAAAGAAGAGGGCCAAGACATGGAGATGCCCGAGGAAGAGCTCACGCCCGAGCAGATTGCAAAGATGGCCGCCAAGCTCAAGAGCAGCGCAATGCTGTCCCGGGCTGAGCGCACCATGCTGGCCAACTACCTCCTGAGCGAGGACTGATATGGAATACCGCAAAGACGCGCCGGGCGGCAAACGCCTGACCCCGGACGAGATCATCAAGCGCCAGGCGCTCGCGCAGACCAAGAAGGATGAATTTCAAAGCATCTACCAGGATGCCTATGAGTTCGCCCTGCCGCAGCGCCAGCTGTATGGGGTATGGGAAGGTGGCAGCACCGGCACCAAAAAGATGCAGCGGGTGTTTGACTCGACGGCCATCAATTCCACGCAGCGCTTTGCAAATCGGCTGCAGTCGGTCGTATTCCCGCCCCAGCGCGTTTGGTGCAAGCTTGAGCCCGGCCTGGATATTCCCGTCGAGCGCAAGCCACAGGCTCAGGCCATCCTCGACCTGTACGGCGAGAAGATGTTCGCCGTGCTGCGGCAGAGCAACTTCGACATCGCCATGGGCGAGTTCCTGCTCGACCTGGCGGTGGGCACGGCTTGCATGATGGTGCAGCCCGGCGATGATATCTCGCCGATCAACTTCATCCCGGTGCCGCTGTTCCTGGTCTCCTATGAAGAGGGTGCCAATGGCCAGGTGGACAACGTCTACCGCAGGCTGCGCATGAAGGGCGAGAGCATCCAACGCCAGTGGCCGGATGCCAAGATCCCAGACGAGCTCAAGCGCCGTATCGAGGACAAGCCGACCGACGACATTGAGCTGCTCGAAGCCACGATCTTCGACCACAAGCGCGGCGACTACTGCTACCACGTCATCGACAAGCACTCCAAAGAGGAGCTGGTCTACCGTCGCAAGAAATACAGCCCCTGGGTGATATCGCGCTACATGAAGGTGGCCGGTGAGATCTATGGCCGCGGCCCGCTCATTACGGCGCTGCCGGACATCAAGACGCTGAACAAGACCAAGGAGCTGCTGCTCAAGAACGCCAGCCTGGCGGTCTCCGGGGTCTACACCGCAGCCGACGATGGCGTGCTCAACCCCAACACGGTCAAGATCACCCCGGGCGCCATCATCCCGGTGGCGCGCAACGGTGGACCCCAGGGCCCGGCTTTGCTGCCCCTGCCGCGGGCTGGCGATTTCAACGTCACGCAGCTGGTCATCAACGACCTGGTGCAATCGGTCAAGCGCATATTGCTGGACGAGTCTCTGCCGCCGGAGAACATGAGCGCCCGCTCGGCCACAGAGATTGTGGAGCGCATGAAGGAGCTTTCGCAAAATCTGGGCTCGGCATTTGGCCGCCTGGTCAACGAGACCATGATCCCGCTGGTCTCCAAGATCCTCGAGGTCATGGACGAGCGCGGCACGATCGAGTTGCCCTTGCGCGTCAACGGCTTGGAGATCAAGGTCACGCCGGTGGCTCCACTGGCAAACGCCCAGGCCATGGACGAGATCAACGCCGCGCTGCAGTTCTCGCAGCTGGCCCAGCAGATGGGTCCCGAGGGCGCTGTAGCCGTCAAGTTCAGCGACATGATCGACTATCTGGGCGACAAGCTGGGAGTGCCGCAGGCCCTGCGCAACGACCAAAGCGAGCGGGCCTTCCTGATTGAGCAGCAGGCTGCGCAGCAGGCCCAGATGATGGCCATGCAGATGCAAGCCCAGCAAGCGGCTGGCGGCCCGGCCGCTGCGCCGCAGGGGGCGATGGCATGAGCGGCTGGGATGATTTAGAGGCGCCGCTGCCGCTCGACGTCAGGGACGTGGCCCAACAGCGCGACGACCTGGCGCGGCTGTGCCTGCGGGTGTTTGGAGATGAAGACGGCCAGAAGCTCATGCGCTGGCTGGTCGATATGTACGTCAATGTCACCATCGCCGCGCCGGGCGTTGACGTATCGCACGCCTTCTTCGCCGAGGGGCAGAGAAACGTCGTGCGGGATCTGATGGCGCGCATCAACCAAGCGAGGAAACTTTGAGCGACAACAACGACCAACCCAGTGGCGACACTGGCCTATTGGACTCGGCGACCGTCGAATCACCCGACAAACCCGCAGAGCCTGCAAAGGCTGAGATTGAACACCGAGGCGCAACGCCGGCCGGCCAGGATACCGGCGCGCCCAAGGTAAAACCCGAATATCTGCCCGACAACTTCTGGGATGCTGAGAAGGGCGAAGCCAACTACGAGGCCATGGCCAAGAGCTGGGGCGACCTGCGCAAGATGGTCTCTCAGGGTAAACACAAGGCGCCCGAGGGCGGCAAGTACGACACCAGCGCGCTACTGAGCAAGGACATCGAGAACGACCCGTTGTCCAAGGGCTATGTGGCCTGGGCGGCCAAGTGGGGCATCAGCCAGGCGGCCTTTGACGAGATGGCCACCCAGTTCAATGAGATCGCGCAGTCGATGATGCCTGAGCCGGTTGATCCTGGCGTCGAGCTCAAACAGCTGGGCCCCAATGGCCAGGCGGTTGTCAGCGGCATGGTGGACTGGGCCCGGGGCTTGGTATCCAAGGGCGTCTGGAGCAAGGACGACTTTGAGGAGTTCAAGATCATGGGCGGCACGGCCAAGGGCCTGCGGGCTCTGATGAAGATCCGCGAGGCTTATGAAGGCCGGGTGCCCATTGAGAATGCGCCCGTTGAGGGAGCGCCCAGCAAGGAGGAGCTCTACCAAATGGTGGGCGACCCCAAGTACAAGACCGACGCCGCGTACCGGCAAAAGGTCGAGCGCCTCTTCCAGCAGTACGCGAACTGATTCTCTCCTGCTGCCTTCGCAGGCAGTTGCCTTGCCCGGCCTGAGTGCCGGGCTTTTTTTGTCCAAACGCCATACGGGGCGCTTGCATATTTGTCAAGTGGCAATACAATCGCTGCAGGCTAACCGGGAAACCGGCCCTGACCGCAGCGGATGCTGACGACTGGCTGACGCAATCAGCAAGCAAAGGCCCAGGCAACTGGCTCACCGACGCGACAAACCTGACCCTAAACAACCGAATGAGGTAATCAAATGAGCGTTTCTCTCTCGAACGCCTTCGTGACCCTATTCGACGCTGAGGTCAAACAGGCTTACCAGGGCAAGGCCATGCTGGTGGGTGCTGTGCGTCAGCGTCGTGGAGTCGAAGGTGCAACCGTCAAGTTCCCCAAGGTCGGCCGTGGTGTTGCCACTGCTCGCGTGTCGCAGACCGATGTGACCCCGATGAACGTCGGGTTCAGCAACGTGACCTGCACGCTGCAGGACTGGAATGCCGCCGAGTACAGCGACATCTTCTCCCAGCAGAAGGTCAACTTCGACGAGCGCCAGGAGCTGGTGCAAGTGGTGGGCGCGGCTATCGGCCGTCGTCAGGATCAGCTGATTCTCGATGCGCTGAACGCTGCTTCCGGCACTGGCACGGTGGCCAACAGTATTGGTGGCGCGAACACCAATATGAACATCTCCAAGCTGCGCGAAGCTGCCAAGATCTTGAACCAGAAGAACGTGCCCGCCGATGGCCGCAACATCATCATCCACGCCAATTCCCTGGCCGCGATGTTGGAGCAGACCTCGGTGACCAGCTCGGACTTCAACACGGTCAAGGCGCTGGTGCAGGGCGAGATCAACCAGTTCATGGGCTTCACATTCCATGTGCTGGGCGACCGTTCTGAGGGTGGCCTGCCGATCGACGGCTCGAACGACCGCACGCTGTATGCGTTCCATAAGGACGCCATCGGCTATGCGGAAGGCATCGCTCCTCGCACTGAGATCAACTACATCCCCGAGAAGACCAGCTGGCTTGTCAATGCCCTGTTCTCTGCCGGTGCTGTGTCGATCGACAGCGAGGGTATCGTCAAGATCACCGCACGCGATACCGCGGCCGCGGCTTAATAGGAGGGTCTGAAAATGGCTTTCGACTCAGCCGGCCTTAACGCCGCAGGTGCTCAGTCCAAGGCGGGCAATGCCCCGCAGCTGTGGACGTACACCACCACCGACGCTGCCGCCACGGTTGACACCAGCGGTTATTTCAACGCCATCGCATCCATCCTCAAGGTGGGCGACATCATCTTCCGCGTGACCACCAGCTCGGGCTCTGTCTCGACCGCCGGTATGCACGTGGTGATGTCGATCTCTGCTGCGGGCGTGGTCGATGTGGCCGATGCCACGGCCATCAACACCGGCACCAACACCGACTAATTCGGCGAGGTATCGGACCGGGCCAGCCGCTGAGCAATCGGAGGCTGGCCCTTCTCACATTGAGAGGTTTCCATGGCTGCAGGCGATACCGGCGTGACCATCTGCTCCGACGCGCTGCTGATGCTCGGCGCGAAGGCCATCTCGAGCTTCAACGACGGCACCGACGAGAGCTCGGTGTGCGACCGCCTGTACCCGGATATCCGCGACTCCACGCTGACCATGCACCCGTGGAGTTTCAACACCAAGAAGGTGCAGCTTGCGCAGCTGCTGACCGCTCCCGGGTCTGTCTGGCGCTATGCGTACCAGCTGCCTGGTGACCGCCTGGCCAGCCCGCGTGCAGTCTATGCCTCAAGCGCTGTTGGCGCACCGGTGCAAAAGGACTACGAGATCCAGCAAGACAAGCTGCTGACCAATCTGCCTGCCGTGTACGTGGACTACCAGTACGAGCTGCAGGAGTTCGCCTTCCCAAAGTATTTTGTGCAGCTGATGAAGTACATGATGGCCTGGCATCTGGCTGAGCCCATTACTGAGCAGCGCGAGAAATCGACATATTGGCAGGGGGTTGCTGTCGGGTCTGCGGCTGAGAATGGCCGCGGTGGGTTCTTCCGCACGGCGGCCAACATTGATGGCCAGGGCCAACCGTCGCGGGTGATCGAAGACTTCTCGCTGGTGGCTGTGAGGTTCTGAGATGCCGCGGTTTGTCGACATCCAAACCAACTTCAGTACGGGCGAGCTCGACCCGTTGCTGCGGGCCCGCGTGGATCTGCAGCAGTACAACAACGCGCTGGCCAAGGCCACCAATGTGCTGATTCAGCCGCAGGGCGGTATGCGGCGCCGGCCTGGTCTGAAGTACCTGGCCGAGTTGCCAAACAGTTCAACGCCCAGCGCGGCCAATGGCGTGCGCCTGGTGCCATTCGAGTTCAGCGTGGACGACAGCTATATGCTGTGCTTCACGCACCAGCGGATGTACGTCTTCAAAGACGGCGCCCCGGTGACCAACATCAACGGCAGCGGCAACCCGTATGCCACGACCAGCATCACGTCTGACATGGTCGACGATATGTGCTGGACCCAGTCGGCCGACACGATGATTGTCGTTCACCCCGATCTGCAGCCGATCAAGCTGGTGCGCGGCGGGACTGATGCGACGTGGACGATCACGACGATCACATTCGACAGCATCCCGAAGTACGCATTCAACCTGGACGCGCATACAAACAATTCGGAAACGCTGACCCCGTCGGCCGTTAGCGGAAACATCACGCTGACGACGACCAGCTCCAAGCATGACACCGGCACGGCGCAGGGCGGCACGTCGACGACGATCACGCTGAAGTCGGCCTCGAGCTCGACAAACGACTATTTCAACGGCCTGTATATCACGATCACTGGCGGCACCGGCGCTGGCCAGATCCGCATCATCGAGGACTATGACGGCTCTACCAAGGTGGCCACGGTTGACAGAGCCTGGACAACGGCGCCCAACAGCACCAGCACGTATAGCATCACCAGCTGGACGACTGAGTCGGTTAATCAATACATCAATGTGCAGCCGCAAGGCCGGGCCCGCATCATCCGCTACGTGTCGGCCACGGTGGTCGAGGCGGTTGTCGAATACCCGTTCTTCAGCACCGCTGTGATTGACGCTGGCCGCTGGGAGATTGAACACGGCTATGAGGACGTGTGGTCGAGCACCAAGGGCTGGCCGCGCACTGTGACATTCCACGAGGGCCGTCTGTATTTCGGTGGCAGCAAGAGCCGGCCGTCGACGATCTGGGGCTCCAAGATCGGCATCTTCTTCGACTTTGTGCCGACAGAGTCCTTGGACGACGATGCTGTCGAGGCGACTCTGGATACCAGCTCGCTCAATGTGATCGTCGACATGATCTCTGGCCGCGACCTGCAGGTGTTCACCACGGGCGGCGAGTTCTTCGTGCCGCAAACGGGCACCGAGCCGATCACGCCGCTGACCCTTAACTTCAAGGGCGTGAGCCGCAACGGCACAAAGCCTGGCACGCGGGTTCAATCGCTTGAGAGCGGCACGGTCTACATTCAGCGCCAGGGCAAGAGCCTCAACGAGTTCTTGTTCTCTGACGCGCAGCTGACGTACGTGACCCAGCGCATTTCGCTGATGTCTGGCCATCTGCTCAAGACGCCAAACCGCATGGGGCTGCGCCGGGCGACATCGACAGACGAGGGCGATTTGCTGCTCATGGTCAACGACCAGGACGGTAGCGTGGCCGCGTTCTCGATCATGCGTTCGCAGCAGATCACGGCGCCGTCGGAGTTCATCACTGATGGCGAGTTCAAAGACGTGGCTGTGGACGTGACCGACATTTATGCGGTGGTCAAGCGCACATTCAACGGCACGGCCAGGTTCTTTGTCGAGCTGTTCAGCTTTGACCGGTTCACCGATTGCGCCTTCACTGGCGGGGCTGCGGCCAGCGCCAGCGGGTTGCCGCACATTGGCAAGAGTCTGAATGTGATCTGCGACGGGGTGCCGCAAAACAATGAGACGGTGAGCGGCGGCGGGTCGGTCACGTTTGACCGGGCGAGCACGACCAGCTACGAGGTCGGCCTGCCGTTCTCGGTGTACGCCAAGACGATGCCGGTTGAGATCCGGTTGCAGACGGGCACGCGGCTGGGCTTCAAGAAGCGGATTGTGGAGATCAACGCATTCGTTGACGACTCGCAGCACGTGACTCTGAACAACAACCCGGTGCCCTTCCGCAGCTTTGACAACCCGATTCTGGATGACCCTGTCCCTGAGTTCACTGGCGTCAAGCGGGTGACGGGTGCGCTGGGGTACAGCCGGGAGCAGGCCATTGAGATCGCGCAAAGCCTGCCATTGAAACTGACACTGCTCGGCCTTGAGTACAAGGTCGCGGTGACTGGAGGAACGTGATGGACGGCTTCGCAGCTGACTACAGCCTGACATCTGGCCTGAGCAGCACCAGCGGCTCGGGCTTGAACTTTGGCAATGTGACCTTTGGGCCTGGCCTGTGGAATCCGACGGTTACGTCGAACCTGGGCGGCCTCAACGCCAGCAATGTGACGTGGGGCAGCAATAGCCTGTGGGATCCCCAGGTCGCTGCGTCGAACCCGTTTGGCATGAGCGGCTCGGTCAGTTCATTCGATTGGGCCTCGATCATCCGTGGTGCCACCAATCTGCTGGGCGGCGCTGCCAACGCGGCCACCTCTGCGCTGAACACGGCCGCGCCCTTCCTTGGCCTGGCCTCGAGCATCACGGCCGCTGGCGCCCAGGAGGCCGCATCGTATTACCAGCAGGGCCTGCTGCAGGTGCAGGCTGCCGACACGATGCGCCTGGCGCAGCTGCGCACAGA